GCCGTGTGGGTGTAGCCGTTGCCCACAACCTTCTTCAACAGGGCATCCAAACTATCAACCTGATTGCCATACAGCAATTCAAGCTGTTGTTGAATACCTGTCTGAACAGCTTCAAGGCGGGAAATGTGGAACCGGGCGGACGCATTTTCCAGCTTCTTCAGCCATGCCGCATCCAACCCGGCCTGTTCACCAATCTTGATATACTGTTCAACGCTCCAATGAAATTCTTCAAGCTGTCCAGCGGTCAGCCATTTTCGGGCATCGGTCAGGCTGATTTGGTTGTTCACCGCAAAACGGGCATACCAGCTTTCAATTTCCTTCTGAACTGAACGCTGGGCATCCAAATACAGTTCTTCCATGTCCTGAATAGTTCGCTGGGCTTCTCGGTGGGCGCTGTCCTCCAAGATGGAAAACCGTCCACGCCAATAGTCCGCATTTCTCATGGGCGGTTCCTCCAATCCTGAAAAATGGTGCTGAAGGTGGGATTTGAACCCACACGCCTTGCGGCAACGGAGTTTGAATCCGCCGTGTCTGCCTATTCCATCCACTTCAGCAAATAAGACTTCCCCATCAGGGCTGAAGGCCCCGCAAGCATTTTCAGCCAAGTCCAACAGGGAAGCATGGTAGCCCGTGCCGGGATCGAACCGGCGTTACCGCCGTGAAAGGGCGGTGTCTTAACCACTTGACTAACGGGCCATAATGGGCCGGGGAAGGGAATTTCACCCTTTGGCGGGTAGGAGTAATAGCACCCCGCCACACTCAATGTCTGCCCCGGCATATATTGTGAAACGGCGGGGGGGTATTTGCCCCCACCATTATCACCTTGGTTCGAGTTGCCGGTCTGGAAGGCCCCGGCGTATTCCTGCGCCTGTTCCATAGCTTCTTCCTTTTCCTTCCGCAACCGGGCCAATTCCACTTCAACATCCGTAACCCACGGGTGCTGTTCCACAATGGTTTCCGTGGACAGAATACCAACGGACTTGGAACAGTTTTCAATGGATTCCGTTTCATTGATCAGAATGTCACGGTTGAACACGATCTGAAGTTCAGCGCCTTCATAATCGCCCAAGCCCCGGTTGCTGAAATCCTGATTGATGAACCACAACAGTTCTTCAAAGGCCGCTTGGAACTCGGTTTCCATACCGTTTGCGTCAAGGTCAATGTCAGAATACATGGATTGAATGTTCATCTGATTGGGGTTGCCACTCAAACGATCATCCTTGGCATCGTAGCCACGGGCATTTTCAATCAAGGACTTCTTCAGAAGTTCCAAAATGCCCTTGTAGTTCTCTGCATTGATTTCAACCTGAAGGGTTTCAACCCCGCCATCTTCACGAACCTTCACGGCTCCATAAGTGGAAAGGTTGTGGCGGAACTCACCAAGATTTTCACCGTCATAGTTCTTCAGAACCAGAATGGTGTTCCGTGCGTCCTCTTGCATATTGTTTTCAAAGTCGGAAATCATAGTGTTGATTCCGTCCTGAAGGGTTTTCACACGGCGGATCAGGGGGATTTCCTGTTTGTTATACTTGAAGGGAACCAGCGGAATCCTTGTCCAGTTGAACCCCTTGGGTTCTTGGCCTTCTTCCTCAACCATGAAATAGTTTTCGTGTTCACCGGCTTCCACATCGGCAATCAGCATATCATTCTGATAGATATACCGGTAAATGCCATCGGCTTTGAAGATTTCCACCTTCTCAACCTTTTCCTTCTGGTAGCCGTTCCACACTTCTTGGGTGTAGTAACGAATCGCACAATCAAGGATGGTGTGATCATCGTCAGCCCAAAAAGGAAGAATGTCATAGGCCGGGAAATGCTTGAAGGACAATTCACCAGCTTCATTGTAGTAAGGATAAAGCCAACCAAGGCCACCGTTCAGGGCATCTTCACAAACATATTTCAGAAGCCGGTAAAACCGTTTGTTGAAAACCTTGCCCAAAGCATCCGTATAACCCTTATCCTGACAGTTCAGGGTGAAGGGCTTGCCCACAAGGTAGTTGGTTTTCTGATCCACCATCAGGGCATATTGGTTATCAATCAGGCGGTTGTTCGGAAGGTTCGTCACCACCTGAAGTTGACCGTTTTCACCAATGATTGTGCGCTGACGCTGAAGAATGTCATGCTGTCCTTCATAGTACAGATCACCTATAACCTGATCCTTGCGGCGCTGACTATTCTTCCATTCCTTGATTTCAGCGGCGAAGAACTGATTTTCAGTCATGCCGGTTCGCCCACCCTGAAGGATCAGGCGGTTGATACGCTCCATAGCGTTATCCAGAAACATATTCAATCACCCTTTCCTTTCACCATCGGGGGGGGGGCAAAACCTACCAGCCTGTTTCGGGTTTTCTCTAAAACCAAAGACTGATTGGGAAGTTCCACTTCAATCTTCAAGGTTTTATATGGAAGGCGTTCAGCCCATTGTTCAATCTTGTTCAGAATATACTTCTGTTCAAACACGGGCTTTCACCGCCTTTCTTCATTGCTTAATAAACGCAAACACACGGAAACCGTGCGTTTTTCGTGTGTTTTGTTACTATCATGTTATTAGTCGAAGCTGAAGGCGGGGCCAACCAACATATCTTCCAGCCCGTAACGCATAGCGTCCATAAGGTGGTTGAAATCATCAATGGGAACATTGATCTTGGCCCCGAACTTATCTTCTGCCCATGTGTAGTTTGAAATCTCTGTGATGAAGTTCACGCATCGGGGATGAACAATGATGGTGTAACCCTGAATGTACTGGATTCCGTTGTTCACGCTGTCCTTGCCCTTCCGGGCGGCTCTGATACGATGAAGGCCAGCATCCCGCAATTCATCAATGCTCTTGGGTTCTGCACAATCGGCCTTGATCCGTTCCTTACCGTAGCCCATGCCGGTGATCCGGTCACAGATTGCCCGGTTCGTTAGGGCCTTTTCATACAGTTCATCAAACACCCAAATGGTTCTTTCCTTCTCACTCACCAGCCCACAGAACAGGGCCGTGGGATCGTTGGTATAACCGAAGTCAAGGCCGAAGGCGCTTTTCACATCAGGCTTCTTGGAAATAGCCAGATAATCAAAGGCTTCTTCCCGCCAATTATCGAAAATCAGGCCATCCACAATGCCCCAACCCCCAAGGCCAGCCACCTTGTAGCGGCGGGGGTTGTTTTCCTTCATGGTGTTGAACACCTTCAAATCCGCCGTGTCCAGCCATTCATTACACAGGTAATTAGTGGTTGTGGCGTAAATCTGCCCATCCGGGCTGATCCAGCTATCATGGAACTTGTATGTGGGGTTCCCTTGGGCATCCTTGCCGGTGATCTCCCCGAAGAAGCGTTTCCTGATCCAATGCTTTTCGTTCCACGGGTTGAATGTCAGCGTGATTTGCTTGAACAGGCCGGTTTCTTCCGGGATAGCACCACGAATGGATTCATCCAGCATATCAAAATCAGCTTCATTCATGATTTCGTATGCTTCTTCAATCCAGCACCAGCACAAAAACCCTATTTCAACCGTAATTGAAGTGACCTTCAGGGGATCATCAAGGCCCCGGAAGTAAATCTTCTGACCGGTGGGAAGGTAAGTCATTTCAAGGGGGCTTTCTTTGATTTCCCAATAGGCTGAAACCCCAAGGCGGTTGATTGCCCATTTCAGTTCGGTGAAACAGGAATCTTTCAAGGTTCTGAACACCTTGCGAACCACAAGGGTATTGGCTTCCGGGTATTGCATCATCCGTTTGATGATGTTCAGGGCCGTTGTCTTGGATTTCTTGGAAGCACGGCTTCCCTTACACACCCGGTAACGGCCTTTGAAGTTCCAGAAGGTTCCGTAACCCTTGCCAACCACTTCAGGAAGGTGAACCCGCTTGGCCTGTGGGCTAATCTTCAAGTTGATCATCCCCTGTGATAATCACCGGAACGGCCCCTTCCACACCTACCTTGTCCGTGAACATACCATAACGCTTGCCGATCAGTTCAGCGGCCTTCAGCCTTTCCTTGGCTCCAACCTCTTTCTGCGTCAACTCTTGGCAACCGTCACCGCACAGGATCGGGATTTCTTCAGTATGTTCACCCCGCATTACCGAAGTCAGGTATTTCATGACTTCTTCAGCATCAGCGATCTTGGCCGAATGAAGTTTTTCAAGTTCGGTTTCGATGTACGCTTTCAAGTCAGGTTTTGCAAGGTTTTCAGAACCCGTCTGCTTTGCGGTCTTGGGCGAATACCCCGCCTTGATTGCCGCATCCGTAGCATTGCCGCTGATCAGGTATTCATCACAGAACTTCCGCTGTCTTGGTGTCACAGGTATTCACCCCTTTCATCAGGCATAGAAAAAGCGCCCCGGTTTCCCGTAGGCGCAATTTCTTATTTACTATTCTACCGATTCTTTACTCTGTTTGGAACCGGTGGTACTCTGGTTTTCTCGGTTGTTTAGAAAGTCGCTGTTTGCCTTGGCAAAAGCAAGTAAACCCTTTCCGTGAAGTTCAAAAACCCATTGCATAGAATAATTCAGTTCTTCAGAAATATCTTCCCATTTTTTCAACTGAATATAGCGCCCGATCAGAATATTTTGCTGATCAAGGTCAGGAATCCGGTTGATCATGGTGAACGCTTCCTGTTTCATGCTCACAAGTTCATCAATCCGGGCGTTGATGGTTCTTTCAAGTTCATCAATCTTGCAGATCGTTTCTTCAAGGGTATTCTTGGGGCCTGAAGTCTGAACCTTGTCCTGTTTCAGTTGGCTTCCGGTAGAAGTCAAGCTGGAACGCAAGGTTGCAATGGTGCTATCAAGCCGATGGATCAAACGATCCGTTTTCCTGATTTGGGCAAAGTATTCTTTAGCCTGTTGGGAAAGGTCTTTGTCATTCACTATGTAACACATCCTTTCTGCGGTAGTCTGTTCCGTTTTCATTGCATCTGTACCGTTAATAAATGCTGAAAAATCAAGTGGTTTCAGGACTTTGGAACGCATGGAACAGATAAAACGGGCAGTTCCTTATATACACATTTCTTATATATTTTTTCTTTATAAGAAGAAAGTATATTTACATCTGTTCCATCTGTTCCGTTCCCTGAAAACAACTGAAAAAGTCTTGAAAATCAAGGGTTTTCGTGCGGAACAGATATAGAAAAAACATCTATTCCATACCTGTTCCACACGCTGTTCCAACCCCTACTGAAGAAGCACCTGTTCAGGCGTTCCGGTTGTTCCACTTCTCCAACTGCTCACCCCTCAACGCCAACGCTTCCAAGAAGCAACCGTTCTTAGGGTGAACATAGAAAGTTCTGAACGGAATATCCGCATATTTCTTTGCAAGCGGGTTCAGCCGGTTTTCCTGAACCAAATCAGCCCCGCAAAAAGGACACGGCTTATTTTTCATCGTGCTTCACTCCCGTTCCTACAATTTCAATGCCCACCGCCATAGCCTTGAAATCATCTTCATTGCCTTCCACTTCCAAGGTGTCACCGTCAGCGTTTTTCAGAACGGCGGTGTAAACCTCGTTTTCTTCATCATAGCTGAACTGACAATCATTTTCAGAATAACGGTCAATATCTTCTTGGTTGTCACACTCCAAAAAGGTGAAATCCATCAGTTCAGCACCTTTGCAGTTGCCGCCGATTCCAAAGGAAACATGGCCGATATAATCCCATTGCATGAAAGTCACCCGGATTGTATGGACACCATGAAAATTAGGGTCATAAGAACTGATCATTTGTATTCCCTCCCGGTCTTACGGTCTTTGATTTCAATGCGGTTCAGAAGTTCAAACCCCGCCAAACGGGTGATGTACTTCAGGACGAAGATCAGGGTGTTCACCCGCTTCTGCTGTTCATCCTCGTCACGGATGATATTCTTTGTGCCGTGGTAGGCTGTCGGATCGTGATACCCTTCAGCATTTTCCCAAGGTTTAGGCATCGGTTTTCCCTCCTTCTTCTCTGTACCATTCTTCAATGTCACACCCAATGTCCTTCAGCTTTTTACGGGCCAACCACCCATCATCGGCTTGTTCCATCAGGTAATGTTCCCGTAGCTTCAAGGTTTCGGCATAGAACATCTTCCACGCCAGCTTCAGGCGCTTTGGGCCAAAGCCAAATTGGGTGTGAAGCATCCACAGGATGGATGATTCTTTGTCCATGTCAAAGGCCCGATCATTTTCCACAATCTGTTTCTTGATTTCCTGATCCAAGGCCCGTTCTTCAGCTTTGTTGAACTGAACGGCGAAGATTTTACCACCGGACTTCTTAAACATCGGCATGGCATTCACTCCAAATATCATCGAAGCATACCGGAATCAGCCAATGAACCTTGTCCAACAGGATCAAGGCCACTTCCCGCATCTGCGGATGTGCGGCGGGTGAACAGCGCAACTTCAGGAAATGCCGCCATTCACGAATGTTGGCCGTCATAACCACTTCAGTTTTCAGGCTGTTGGGCAGAACTGACCGGGCTTCCTGCGGGGTGGCTCCATTCTGAAGAAGTTCCATATACCACGCTTCAGCATCAGCCATAGCCGCTTCCCACTTCTGGTAGTTCTCCCAATCCTGATCCGAATGTTGATCGTGGAAGAAGCAAGGTTCAATCACCGTGATTTCCTCACCGAACTTGCCCTTGCCGTAATTACAATAGCGGGTGGATTCCTGACAGTAAGAAGCCATCCGGTGGCGGACGATCTCATGAGAAACCCCACGATCACAAATGAACTTCACCGTGAAGGAACAATGTTCCAGAACCGCTTCATGTCCACGCTTGATGATCCCGGCAACGAACTTTTCAGCGGAACCTTCCGTGATCTTATCCTCGGACTTGTAGCAGACACGGCCACATTGTTCCAGCCGCTTCAGAATGGTGGCCCCGTCAATCGGGGTGATGAACTGCACATCAGACTTGATAATTTTCATTGTTCTGCATCCTCCTTACAATCTGCCGGGTAAAATCTATCTTCAACCCCATTGTTTTTATGAACACATTCATCACAAGGGGGTTCATCCCCGAACTTGTCACGGTGCTTACAACGGCGGCACGGTTCCAAATTCCGTTTCAGTTTTGGAACCTGTGGATTTTCGCTTTTGTCGATCCGGGTTGGTATGTCCTGAAGTTCCGGGTGTTTGATTTCCATGTAAAGGGCAAACAGGATGTTCCAAGCCGCCGCCCGAAGATGGGGTTCATCCTTCATACCCATCATGTACTTGGCAAGGTGGCGGAAGGCCGAATCAATCAGGCTGTGGATGGGAATACCCTTTTCACAGTTCCGTTCACCATACTTCAAGGCCCCTTCTTCACAATGCTTGGAAACCTCCACCAAGGCTTCCCACGGAAGTAAATCCATGCGGCCTTTGCCGCTGTGCATATCACGAACAGCGCCGGTTCCAAACTCGGTGCGTTCACCGCTGTCTTTAATCATGCCAACCAGTCAACCTTTCTAAATTATTTTTCAATCCGGCCACAATCTCACGGGCTTCCATCGTGCCCGTATGCTTTGCAATGGCTTCATTCCGCCGATCCGTCAAGAAACCACGATCCAGCGGGTGACACTTTTCCAAATCAGCATTACACCGGTTGATTTCTTGAACCAAGGCTTCAGCACGGGCCTTCAGCCGGTCTAAACATTCCTGAAGAATGGCCTTCTGGTATTGGGCGATTGTTTGAATGTTATTTTTCAATTCAGGATCATCCCGATATTCAATAGCTGAATTGACATCCAGGCCGTGTTCGGTGCAAAAGGTTTCTGCATCAAACAGACTATTGAACACCCGCCGCCCAACCTTGGCATAGGGAATGTTTTTGTTCTTGAACTTGGAATATTCGTGGGTCATTCTGTGTCACCGCCTTTCACAAATACACGGGTTTTCCGGTTTCTGATCCACTTGGGAACCGTTGTGAAGCCACAGCGTTTTGTGATCTGCCGGGAAAACTCAATCTTGGAAAGGGCTTGGAAGTTGTTTGCAATGCAATATTCCTTATACCGGCGATACACGGAATCGGTGGCTTCATTTTCAATCCCGTCAAGGCCAACTTCATTGATGAACCCAATAATGGGGTTGTTGTTTTCCTCATATTCGTCCAACTGCCCCTGAACTCTGCTGGAAGTGGTGAACTGTGCGTTCCCAAGAACCCGCTTCAACCCCTGAAGGCCAAGCAAGGCCAGATATTCCATTGAACCCTGTTCACACAGTTCATCCTTGATGAATGGGCGGAAGTCTGCATCATTGGGGGTGAACTTGGCATCGAAGGGAACGATCACCAAACGCCGCTGAACGGCTCCGGTTTTGTCCTTGATACGGGGAATATTGTTGGCGCTGAACAGGAACTTGGAATAATTGTTGAACTCAAATGGATCTTGGCCTTTGCGCTCCACATTCACCCGATCACCCGTGACCAGCTTCTTGAACACGGAAGCATTGGCAATAAATTCATCACCAATATCATCACCGATGTTTGCCAGCTTGCCGAACAGTTCAGCGGTTTTGAACCTATCACCCAATTCCTTCAGGTCAAGGGAAGCAATGTTCTGATCCCCAAGAAGGTTTTTCACCACATGAAGGAAGGTTGATTTGCCGTTGCTCTTATCACCAATCAGGATGAACGCCTTGCCAAGTTCGTTGCGGCGGTACATACAATAACCCACCATTTCTTCCAGCAAGGCCCTGACTTCAGGATCATCACAGGCCAGCCGGTTCAGGGTGTGATCCAACAGATCATCATGGGCGGCGGGATTGTACGGCCACGGGATTTTGTTTGTAATGACCACATCCGGGGTGAACTCTTTGAAGGAACCATCCCGGATATTGTAAAGGCCGTTGCTGAAAGCAATGATATTCGGGTTGGTGGCCTTGGTGTTTTCCTCAATCATGATTTCCAAATAGGACAGGACTTCCGAACGCCACGCCCGTTTCAGGTTGCTGATCAGCTTGATCATGGCCCCTTCAATTTCACCGGCCCCGGAAACATAGATACCATCCTTGTAAATGTGAAGCTGGTTATTGATCTTCACAATATGGTTGTTGTTCTTCAGGTAGGTGGCGAACTTATCAAACAGGAAGGTTTTATCCCGGAAGAAGGATGTTTTCTTGAAGGCATCATCCCGAAGGATCACATCAAGTTCCTTGTCGGACAGGGGCTTCTTCAGCACATAACGGTTAATCAGCCTGATACATTCACGGGCTTCTTCCTTGGTGAAATCGTCACTCTGAAGGGTCAGAATGTAGTTGAACAGGGTTTGGTTCCGCCCATCACCTTCCCCAAGGTTCGGGAAATCATAGTTGCTTTTCACCGGGGTCAGCCACTTGGGAAGTTCCTGAATCTCCCCTTCAGGGAAGTCATACAGAATGGGCCGTTCCACGCCACCGGACTTCAAGATTTCATAGCTGTTATTGGCTCCAACCTTTCCATCCGTGGTGATACCCACGGCCAAGGTGCATTTCGTCCAGCTTTTTTTAACACCACAGTTCTTGAACAAGAAGTGTTTTCCCCGTGTAGTGGCGTACACTCTGCACTTCAGTTCTAAATCCTGAACAATTCTGAACAAAAGTTCAGATGTTTCCGCATCGTCCACATCAATCAGGATGGTTTCTTCCCCAAGAATACCGGCGTATTCATCAAGGTCTTGGACTTCTGAACGGGTTTTCAGTTTTTCAACGCCTTTGAACTTTTCAAGGCATTGTTTGTTTCTGGTAGGCACATAGCCCCTAAACAGTTCCATGCTTCAACGCTCCCCCCCCCCGAAAGGTTTTATTGTTCATCGTTCCACCCCGAAATCTTTCAACCGATCCCAAGCAACATCAATGTAATATTGCTTGTCCAGTTCATCCGGGATAGGAAGGTTGGTCACATCATCATTGATGAAGAAACAATGATCCGGGGTGTTGCCGAACTTTTCAGGGTTCTTTTCCCGGCCCTTGACGATTTTCCCGGAAACCTTGAAGATTCCGCCCTTGCTCTGATCCTTGGAAGCGAACACCCGGAAGGTTTTATCCGTCTGAACCTCACCGCCACTGAAGCGGGTGATTTTCTTGGAACGGCCTTTTTCATCCCTGATTTTGGCTTCCGTGATCACCGGGGAATAAAGGGCGTATTTGTACTTGCTGGACACTTTCACAACCTTCTGAAAATCCCGAAGATCGGAACATTCCATGATGGTTATTTCCGGGCTGATCCCCTGAAGGAAATAGTTCACAATGGCCCGGTTGACAATGGGAAGGTCATAATCCAGATCAGACAGCTTTTTGACATAGGCACCCTTGCACTTCCAGCGGGGTTTCCCTTTTTCATCACGAAGCGGCCCGGAAGGAACAATGATGTAATTGTTCACATCCTTCTGATACACCTTTTGAAATTCATCAAATTCAAGGCGCATCCCGGTTCTTTGCTCCCATTCCCAACACAGATCATCCAGCATTTCAAAATCTTCATACCGGCGAAGTTTGACCAAAATACCATCCGTGTTGCTCTGGATGATTTCACAATGATCTTCCAGCCGTTCAATCAAATCCAGAAGAAGAAGCTGACCGCCCACACAGACATTGTTGGCTTGCCTGGGGTCATACATGGCATTGTGCTTATCCTTCATAGCGCCATAGGTGCTGTTCAGGACGATTTTATAAGGCTGTTGCATGGGGTTCTTCTCCGCCTTCAGCTTCAGGCGGGTGTGATAGATTTCCGCATACTTGGAAGGATCATGGACATTGCGGGAAAGCCACTTATAAACCAGCATCAAAGACGGGTAATAGGAAGCCACATCCACATTGACGAACCAGCCTTCCCCGTGATATTTGGGAATGGCCCCATGAAGGCCACCCCAAGCGAACACATGGGGAACCCCGGCCACATCCAATTCAAGGGTTTTGGAATAGTCACGGTTCAGGGGGTTCTTGTACCAGTTCAAAACTTCCGTGTATTTTTCGATCCGCAAGCTGGGCGGGAACTCAATTTCAAATTCATCATTGTGTTCCCGCTGAACGGCTCCAAGGATTTTGGCGGAAAGCTGGGCCTTGGTGCGACCAATGTCGGAAATAGGAAGGTGGAACGCCTTCACAAGTGACATTTGGGCATCAAATTCATCTTCCTTCCGCCTCAACCACACTTCCACCGTCTGTTCCACATCATGGCGGCAATACTTGACTGTTTCGGCCAACTCTGCCTCAGTCAAAGGCCGGTCAATGTCGAAGGGAACAGAAGTTTCTTTGATGGAATGGCCCATAAACGCTTCCAGCGCCTTCAGGCTGATTGGCGGGTTCGGCATCACATCATAATTGATCAGCGGGTATTCCCTGAACAGGCTTGAATATCTGTAACCGGGTTTGTCCTCTGCAATGATCCAATCGTTCACAGGCTTTGGATCAAACCCACACAGAATGGCCTTCAGGATGTACTGATCATAGTTCCGGGAATTGTAACCGGCCCAAATCACGCCCTTGTGTTCCTCATAGAAACGCTTCAGCTTGTCGGGATCATTGATAATCACGGTTTCTTTCCGGGCGTTCAGGTCGATTAGGACAACCAACCAGTCATACCGGAAAACCTCAAAATCATAGAAGATCATCAACTCACATCCTTTCAGCTTTTGTGAAATCGGTCAGCGTTTCCGCCTTATCAGCCCCGCCACGGGAAGGCTTTCACTTGGGGCCACTCCGGGGCTTTCGCCCCGGTTTGAAAGTGAACTTTCAAAAACGGTTCGTGTCCTAAAGGACACTTCCATTGTAAAAAAATTTGTGTCAGTTTTCAACCTCGAAAACTTCTTCAACGGTGATGGAATTGAAGCGGGAATCATCGTAGTCCACCGCATATTCCAAGTTTCCATCAATGGCTTCCGCCACATCAAGAACAAGCTGGGAAAACTGCTTGTAGCTGGTGAAGCTGACAGGAACACCGGAATCCAGCTTTTCAAGGAAGCCCATAGCGGAAGCGATCATGTTCTTGTCATTCTTGGTGCCGTAAAGGACACGGTTCATGAAAAGGCGCTGGTTCTTGAACTCACCGGACAGGATTTTGAAGGACACGGCCAGCATGGGGCGGTTGGGATCGGCCTTGGTGCCTTTGATCTCCATGCTTTCCAGCTTCACTTCATACTTGCCAGCGGGAATGGTGGGGAAATCACCGCCGCCGTTCTTCTTGGCATCCTCCACATCAGCCTGAAGGCCCTTCAGATCAACAGAACGATCAATCTTGTCAAAATCAATAGCCATAGTTTTTTACCTCCAAAAATGTTGTTTTTATATTTGGTTGGAAAGAATTTTTCCAATTTCCCTGATTGCATGGGCGATCTTCTCACGGTTTATCCGTTTTTCTTGAAGAACACCCGTGATAACTGCGGCTTCCGTCTGAATGTCCTGAAAGGCTCTGTGATTGCTTTCAAGGTCAGCTTCATAGGAAGCAAGGTCTGTGTTCTCGCCGGCCTTGGCCGATCTGACTTCTTCATCAGCCTTTTCAGCGTATTCCCGGAAATACTTGGCCGCTTCATAACCCATGTATTTTTCAACCAGATATTCAAAATCACGGGCCTTGAAGATGGTTTCAGGCTTCCCGGCAATCATCAGCACTTCAGCCATTATTCTTCACGCTTCTTCCGGGTACGGCGGGGCGGGTTGGCATCCGTCTTGGGCGCGGTTTCCTCTGCCGGGGCCTTGGGGCGATCCCACAGGGGGCAACCATCGGGGCCGCCTTCCTTGTGGCAACGGTGGCCAGCGTCAATGGACGGACAAAGGGGGATTTCCGGGTTCTGATCGTGCTGTCTGAAAATGCGTTCACCGTCCGGGCATTTGGGAAGATCGTTCCAAGGCGGGGTGTCACCGGTGGCCGGTTCAGCAACAGGAACAGAATCATCCTTTTCACCGCCGCCCGGTGTCCAAGTTCCATCAGGATCACCACAAGCCGCCTTTGCCGCATCTTCAGCCGGATCATAGTTATCAGCCGGGGGCGGGGTTGCAGTCTTGGCCTTTCTGCCCCTTCTGCTGGGCGCTGTGGTGGGCGTGTCGGTGGTTTCAGGTGCGGGGGTAGCCGGGGCATTGCCGCCACGCTTCACGGCTCCTGCGGCCTTCTCGTTGGCTTCCTCGTAGACTTCACAGAAAGCGTCATAGGTCAGCGGGATTTCCTTATCACGGACAGTCAAACGGCCACCGCCGAAGATCACTTCAGAAGTCTTGAAAGACAGCACCCGTTCATCATCGTCCGCCACGATACGGGCCACCAGATCAACCATACCGGCCACCTTGTTTGCCACCTTATCCTGAAGGTTCGGCTTGATGGAACTGATCTTATCACCGCCCTTGCGGGTCAGGTCACGGCTTCTGTCCTCATGGCTGATCAGGATGATGTTTTCATAGTCCAGATTCACAAGCCGCTTCAGGGTGTTCAGGAACTCACTTCTGACCATATCCCACGCACGGAAGGAATCATCAGATTCATGCTTCCAGCCCTGACGGTCACAAATGTAAACCCGGCACGATTCATAAACATCTTCCAGAAGGTCAACCACGATGGTTCGGAAATCGTTCTGTTTCTTTTCCAGTTCGGCCACGGCATCCATGAACACTTCATAGGCCAACTTGCGCTTGGTGATACGGCCTTCCACCGTAACGGTGTCACGAATGGCGATATAGGGGGCATCCACAAACTTGATGTTGCCATCCGTGTTCAACATCAGGGGATCGGGGAACTGATTGGCAAAGAAGGTCTTGCCGCTGAAGGGTGCGCCGTAAAGCCACACAACCTTCTTCTTGGTGGCGTTCAGATCACGGCGTTCATTCTTGGGAAGTAACATATAATCCCATCCTTTCTGACAATATTCTTCATACTCACACCATCCACAAAAATGGTTTGGGTTCTTGGGAAAGTCTGTGGCTTCAACCATGTGCTTCACATCGGTCAGGAAGTCCACAATCTTCATGGGGTTGTACTGAACCGGCATCAGCGTTGGTTCAGCATCTTTCAAGGCCGCTTGCAAGCGGTCACGGAATTGGGAAAGGGTTTCGGTGCTTTTCTGCCTGATCTTGGGCTTGGGAACAATCAGGAAATACATATTTCTGATCCGGTGGCCGGGATGGGTCAGTTCATACCAATACTTGTATTCGTGAAGCTGACCGGAAACGGCGTAGTTCTTGGCGTTGTTGGAATACTTGAAATCGTACAGATCAAACGCTTCAAATTCATTCAAATCTTCACCAGTGATCAGGCCATCCAGCTTCAGGCCCTTCCCCACGGGAACCAGATAATCCATAAAGCCGATGAAATCAGCGTTCCCGATTGGAAGTTCAAAGGTTCCGCCCGGTGGCAACATGGCCTTTGCCTTGGGGATCATGGCTTCCAACTTCATCATTTCATGAATGTGATCATCCGTCAGAACCGGGAAGCTGTTCTTGTAGAAGTCAAGGGCTTGTTCAACCCCTTCTTCAATGCCGGTGTGAAGGGCGGTGCCAAGGATCAGGGCGTTGTCTGCGTCCGTGTTCGGGATCGTGTCTATCCCTTCCACATATCGCAAGCGGTATTTGTATGGGCATCTATCAAAGACTTCAACCCGGCTGTGGGAAACTCGCATTGTTTCACCCCTTTCACAATAGTCTTGAAGGCTTCAAAGCCTTCCGGGTAAAGGATGAACCCGAACCCCTGTGAACCGTTGATTTGGGCCAAATTACGCTTCTGAAGCACAGATGGGGTTCCATCGGTGGCCTTCAGCTCCACTTCAAGGGCAATGCCCTTCACGGTGATCCGCATATCGGGAAGGCCGCTTTTCACATACCGGCTTCCACCCCAACGCTTTTCATAGAAGCCACAGGGCGGGGCGCTCATGCGGTCAACAGGTTCACCCAAGGGATATATCCCTTCAGCTTCCAGCCATTTCTTCAGGCAATTTTCAAAGTTTTTTTCACCGGCCATCGGCTCACCCCTCCAACATCTGAATCAGGCTGTGAATACCTCTGACTTGGGTGAAGCCCTGAATTTTACCCGTTCCAGCGTAGAATTGGAACAGTTTATCATCAGACTTCCGCCAACAATGGAAATGTCCGGTTTGCTCATTCTTCAGTTGGTATTCAATGCCGTGGGCTTCAAACTGCTGAATGGCATAGGCGATCCGGTCGGGGTTCTTTGCAACCCGTTCTGAATGAACCTGTTTGGCATGATTTTTCAGGGCATCCCACACTTCATCCCTTGCCATCGGCCCCACCATCCATTTCATAATGTTCAAAAGTTGCCACACTTGCCATAGCCGAAAACAGATCGGAATAATACTGAACAGCGGAATCACGGTCAATATTGTGTTTATCAGCCGCCGCAATCAGTTCATGAATGGTGCCACCAACAATGCGGGTCATTTCACTTGCCCAAGCGTCAGCTTCTTTCGGGGTCAAACCTTCCATTACTGCCCACCGCCTTTCAGGGTGATCTTCACATAACCGGCCTTGGCGGTGGTCTTGGAACACTCGGAAGCAATGTCCGGGTATTTCTTCTTCAGCTTGGCGGAATCAATGCTGGTGGCATTGGTGGGCTTCACAAGGGTAAGGTTCAGAACATCGGATTCAAACTTATCCACGCCGAACTTCACCATTGCTTCATACAGCTTGGCCTTCATTTCCTTTTCCTGATCCTCAATAGCCTTCTTGTGGGCGGTCAGGGAAGCAATGGCGTTCAGGGTGGCAAGCTGGGTGTTCTTGAACTCCTGAAGGGCCGTTTCTTCATCGAAGGTGGCCGAACCACAGGCGTTCGGGTTTTCCTGACAGGAATCAGGACAAGTGTGGAAATCCGGGCATTTGTGGCAACACCCATCAAATTTTCCACGGGGGCAAGCATTTTCACATTTGATCATTTTTCGGGTTCTCCTTTCAGATAAACATTCAACTGCCTCAGGCCGAAGGCGGAAGCGGCTTCATGGCTGTCAAAATAAATGTCGATCTGGTTTTCACCGTATTTGTCAATCACCCATTGGGCGGGGCGATCCTGAACGATGTATTCACCCAAGCCTTCCACTTCCACCACGGTTCCCAAGGGAAGCGGGGAAGCACAGGAAACACCGGCTTTCAGTTCCACACCAGCGGCACCATACACAATGCCGTTGGGCCGGTTCTTGGCCCATTCACCGCAACACTTTTCACAGGAACAATAGGCGGTAATTCTGAAACTGCCCAACAGCATCGGTTCAGGTTCGGCGGGTTCTTTCACCAGCGGAGTTTCCACCGGCTCCAAGGTCACATCCGGGGTCACGGCGGTAAGCTGATCCGGTTCAATAGGGGCATCCGGGGCCTTGCCGTTGACAGCAGAACAGCGCCCAAATATAAACCCCATTGCAAGGCCCATCAGAAGGGCCACAAGGAACATCCGCCTGAACCGCTGGTTAAGGGCTTTGCGGCGCTGTTGCCGCTTGCTCATACTTTCTGAATAGTTCATTTGACACACCTTCTATTTCGGTTTTGTTCTTCAGCGGTTGCCCATCGGCAGTTATCAGGGGAATAGCCTTTGTCATTGTCTATCCGATCAATGGTCAGTTCATCGGAATAACCGTGCGACATGGCCCAATCGTGGAAGGCTTGAAAACTGTTGCGCCATTCATCACAGACAGCAATTCCACGGGAACCGTAATACTTGAATTGCGGAGTATTGGGGTTGAAACAGCGGCTTTTCATATCCTCCCAAATCCCATATAGGCGGGAATGAATCATTCCGTGGGTAGAACGCAAGCCGTTCTTCAAGGCGGTTTTGTGAACGCATCCACAAGAAATCGTGTGGCCTGATCGTAAGTTCCAACCAAGAACCACGGTTTCATTGCCGCAATCGCAACGGCAAAGCCAAGCCGCTTGTTTGTTGGGGCTTTCTGCTCTGGAAAGAACCAACAGATTTCCAAAGCGTTTTCCGGTTAAATCAATCATCGTCTTTCACCTTCTTCATACTTGCGGAACAATTCATCCGTGTAATCTCTGCGCTGTTTTAAGGCTCCAAGAATATCTTCTTCAACCGTTCCCGGACAGATCATCAGGTAATAGAAACAGGGCCGTTCTTGCCCAAGGCGGTGAATACGCTTTTGGGATTGCTCCCACAGTTCAGAACCTTGGGGAAGGCTGAAGTAAATGATTTTGTTGGCAAGTTGGAAGTTACCGCCCATTGCACCGGCCTGATACTGAATAAAGGTAATGCTGTTGTGCTGGTAGCGGTAAGCATCCAAGTTCTTTTCTTCACCGGAAAGAACCGACACAGGCCGGTTCAGGCCCTTTGTAATCCCCTTCAGGCGTTCCATTTCTTCCGTGAAGTTATAGAACACAATCAAGCGATCTTCCGTGCTGTTCACCAAATCCCGGAAGGCTTCATAACGGGCCGGGTTATATAGGCCGCAAAGCTGACGGGCGTAAAGGCGGCGGGTCAAACTGGTATCACCGATCAATTCCCGTTCACAATGGGCATTGGAACCGTAGAAATCCGCATCCAGTTCAAATTCACCAAGGTTGGCGCTGTCAATCGCAATATAGCGATCATTCCAGAACTTCCAATAAAAGGGTGAAGGGCGGGTTTTGACCTTGATCCAGTTCCGTTTTGGAAGGCTGATCCCGGCCTGTTCGGTAGTCATGAAAACGGCCCCATGTTCGGCCAGCTTCATCTTCAGCCGGTCAACATTCTTATAGCCGGTAATCTGTTGCCGCCAAAATCCATCGGTTTCAACCCATTCCGTTTGAATGTACTGCTTCCAGAACAGTTCTTTTGAAATCTTCCACCCCAACAGTTGGCATTGGCTCCACAGGTTTTCATACTTGCCGCCCGTGGGGGTGCCTGACAGAAGGATCACATTATCCGGTTTCAGCCCAAGAATGAACTTTGACCGTTTGGCGTTCTCGTTCTGGATCAGGGAACTTTCATCCAACATCAGCGTGAAGCCGGTCAGGGTTTTCAGCACATTCCGTCTGAAAGTCAGTTCGTAGTTGATCACGCCAATCATCAGGGTTGGAACTTCATGCTGAACCTGTTCAAAGAACCATTTGAAGGTTTTGGGGTTGGTCAGGTCGAACACACAATTCCGGGTGTAGTGGTCTTGAAAATGTTCAATCCAGTCTTGAACTTTTGAACATTGGCACACCACCAGATTGATCCGCTTGTTCAGCTTCATCATTTTTTCGGAACCAACAAAGGTTTTCCCAAGGCCCATATCAAGGTAATAGGCCACCCGGTTCTTCCCCTCGGTTTCATCAAGGGCCTGTTGCTGGTGCTGAAACAGGTTAATCATTGATCTGAATGGAATCACCCAAAACCTTTTTGGCGTGGGTGGTGGAACCGAACAGTTTCTTGACCACAGCGGCACAGAAACCGGAATAGTAGTCATAGGAATCCGCTTCCCCACAGGAAACAATAGTTTTGGTGTTGTCGGCCCACAGAATGATTGTCTTGGGGCCGCTATAAATGACCTTCTTGATCTGCGGAAGGCCGGTCTGACGGGAACGGCGGATGTGATTTGCAACGCCAAAGGTGGCGTTAAGATCGGCCTTGATATATTCCATCATGGCATCAGGCAGACTACCCGCCGCAACCACCTTGGATTCAGAGAACCAAAACAGGCCCTTGGAACTTGCGTCATTCGTCTGCTGAAAAAGTTCCACGCCAACCTTCTTGTTCTGCGAAAAGTAATTCTTCACCTTGCCGATGTAGCCGGTGAACTTGCCGCTGTATTCCGCATCGGGCAAGATTTTAACGATCATTCCGATCTGAAGCATATAAACCATCCTTTCATTGGTGAAGCCATTCACGGCGGATGTACTGAATCGCCGTTTCAAAGCCTTCAGACATTTCAGCGGGGCAATCCGGGCTATGCTGGGCGCTCCGCAACTGCTTAATTGCCTTCTTCAGTTCGCCACGGGGTGGCGATAGGCGTATAGGGGGGGGAATCGGGCGCAACCACATAGATAATGGCGAAGAAGCAAATCATATCAATGTTGGTGGCGTTCCTGATCAAATCCAACAGTTCATCACGGGTGTTATCCATCGGTGTTCCCCTTTCAGGCCGTAAGGCCGAAGAAGGAATTGAACTGATCAGCGCCCACATAATCACGGAACTTGGTGGGGTTGATGTAGTAATTCCAGCAAGCGCCGGTTCCGGGAACAGCGTTCCCGAAGGGAAGAAGGCCACGCTGAAGGCCGATTCTGACGAACTGATCAGATTTTCCCATGCACCGGGCGGCTTCCTTCACGCTGATCTTCTTGATGGGCGGTTCCGCAACCGGGGCGGCTCCATAACCCATCAGGTAATCAAAGGAAACGCCGGTGGCATCGGCAAGGGCCTTGATACGGTCAAGGCCGGGGGTGTTCTTCCCGGAAAGGTATTGGCTGATAGCGGCCTTGGAAGCCCCGGCCTGTTCAGACAGGGCGGATTGGCTCATGTTGGCCTGTTCCATAGCGTTCTTCAAACGCTCTGCAAAGGTGGTCATTGTGCGTACTCCTTTCATTTTTCAAGATTTCCGTGTGTAAACACGGCGGACAGTAAGAAATAACATCCCGGCCAATGTCGGACAGCTTTTCGGGATAGGTCAGGGGGAACATTTTCCCGCACTTCTTACACCGAACTTGGCGGGTGATCATCATTGGCTTACCACCTTGAAATGACCGGGTTCCTTCATCGGTTCCACATCCACGGTGGAAACCAAGGCCCACCAATCGGCTTCCGGGTAAAGGTTTCGGTCACTTCTCAAAATCGTTCGATCTCCGAAGTGAACCGCCTTCCAATCCTTGGCATCAATCAACTTCATTGGTTATCACTCCTGTTCTTCAAAGGCCACTTCACATTCTCCACAGAGAACATGAACTTCCTTGGTGGCCCGGATGATGGTTCCGCAACAAGGGCAAACATATTTGCGGGAACTTGATCCCCCGCCCTTCCGGGCACCCTTCAGCGGATTGGTACGGGGCCGAACCAGACAGAACCCGGATTTGCCAAGGGATTTCACGAAGGCTTCAGCTTGCGGGTTTAAGGTGGTTTTGTGCCACCCGTACTTTTCGCCTTTCTCCACGGTCAGCCCGTGGGCTTCAGCGGTTTCCTTGAACTTCCGGTTGTGGTAGGAACCAGAACGGGAAGTGTCCTGAACATTGTCCTGAAGGTTCTGAAGATGAACCATTTCGTGAAGCAAGGTTCCACAGGTTTCTTCAAAGGGGCGGTTCAGGTATTCGGCGCACAGGTTGATTTCGTAATAGCCGCCTTCCTTGGTGCCGTCTTGCCACGCCTTCCAACCGGTACACCACCCATAGGCCCCACGGGTATGATCCGGGGAAACGGTGATCACAGGCTTTTCCAGCTTCCCTTCAAAGAAGGCTTTGTTGAACTTTGAAAACAAGGTTTCAAGTTCATCAATGACCGGTTTCAAACTGACTTCATTCATGGTTCTTACTCCTTGCGGTGTCTTTTAGGACACTTTCGCATCAAAAAAAATTCCCACCGGGGTTTCAAGGTTCAGAAAATCCACGATCTTCTGAATCTCGCCTTGGGTGAACTCCGAACCCCCATTACACTTTCGGTAAAAGGCGGATCGGGAAATCCCAAGGACTTCACACAGCTTGGCACGGGTGACACCCCGAACAGACATTTCATATTCCAAGCGGGCCTTGTTCATTCGCTCACATCCTTTCTTCAAAAATAGAACAGCCAAAGCCCCAACAAGCAATTTCCGGGCGGTCATACCTTTTACATGGGGATTGATACCCAATACCCGAACCCATAAACCGGAGGCGCTCATGTTGTCGCTGTTGCCCTGCCATCATCAGCACCGGTGGGGCAGTTCCGGTGGACGGGCCATCAGGCCCGTTTCGGCTTTAAGAATTGAAACATCCTTCTCCGATCACTGCGAAGTAATGCCAACGAAATTCTTCATCAGCTTTAAGAAGGCGAACCTTGATCCCAAATTGGTGCATACCGCTGAAGCGCCTATCGCAAGCCCATTTATGAATTGCAATTTCTTTGGCTTCTTTGGCGGTTTTCGCTTCAACATGGATGATCCAACTTTGTTCCCCGCCTTTCTTTGTATAAAAACGAACTTCATAATACTTACTCATATCTCATATACCCCTTTCGGTGTCTTATTCGCTTTTGCCGTGTCCTTTAGGACACCATCATAGTATCACACCCCTTGTCGCTTGTCAACCCCATTTGTGGATTAAAAGAAACTTTTTTTGTTTTTTCGCTTTAGGGGTTGCAAAAAAGACACATTGCGGTTATACTGTTGTTACTAACCGTGAAAGGGGGTGTTGATGTGGCTGATTTGACTATGGGCCAAAAAATCAAGGCTTTGCGTGAAGAAAATAATCTTACTCTTGAACAGGTGGGCAATGCTGTTGGTGTAGGTAAAAGCACCGTTCGGAAATGGGAAAATGGGATTATTGCCAATATGCGCCGTGATAAAATAGCAGACTTGGCGAAAGTTCTTCACACCACACCGGCCTATTTAATGGGCTGGAAAGAAGAAGTTGAATTGGATAACCTATTTAGAATTGAAAAGCGAAAGTTCCCATTACTTGGGAACATTGCTTGTGGAACCCCTATCTTTGCCAACGAAGAAAAGGAACTGTATGTGGAAGCTGGTGCAAACATTCATGCTGATTTCTGCTTGAAGGCCAAGGGCGATTCCATGATCGGGGCCAGAATCTATGACGGGGATATTGTGTTCATCAGAAAACAGGAAATGGTGGATGATGGAGAAATTGCCGCTGTCCTGATTGGTGACGAAGCCACCTTGAAGCGTGTTCAATATAATCCTGAAGAAAACGAACTGTTGTTGTTCGCTGAAAATCCAAAGTATAAAACCATGCGTTACACAGGTGAAGAACTGAACCATATCAGGATTCTTGGAAAAGCCGTAGCCTTCCAAAGTGATATTAGATAGAAGGTGGTTGGGTGAAGAAGTTTTTGAAAGGCGTAGTTGGGTTCTTTCTTGGAACAGCAATGTTTGTTTATACTGCGTGTATCTTCATGGAACCTAATCTTCTTCCGGTGTTCGTCCTTATGGACGCTATATGTGCTTTGATTTTATTTCTGATTTTCCGAAAGCGAAAACCAAAACCGGCCAAACAGAAGGCCCCGCCCAAAACAGAACCCACCGTTCAGGTTCATTCCAATCTGAACCCGGAACGGGCTATTAAATCCATGCCGGGGGCCTACACCGTAGCAGAAGCCAAAAATCATGTGCGGATTGTTCAAGATTGTTTGAACATCTTTGAAAAGACGAAGAACCTTGAAACATTCTTTTCCCGCTATGAATATGGTATGCAAATAGCCTTGACGGTGGATCAAGCGGCCAAGGCCGGGATCATCCCTTACACATCTGATCTTCCAGCTTCTTTCTTCAAGGCGGCTGATAGTCAGAAAGAACGGGTTTTGTTAGATTCCTATTCTGATCAGAAAGCCAAGATTGATGAACTGAAAACCGCAAAGGCTAAAGCCACCCATTGGAACCGGTATCTGAACACCCTGAAAGAATACGAAGATCAATATTCCATGAACCCTGATTCTGAATATCCTGAAGTTCTGGAACAGGTCAAAGGTGAACTTGCCAAACTCGATCTGTCCACATCCGTTCCGCCGCCCAATCCCTGAAAACGCATGAAAATCAAGGCTTTGGAACAGGTGGAACAGATAAAGCGCCGGTTCTCTATATACTCTTTTTCTTTTATATATTTTTTTATCTACTCTTTGAAGTAATATAATATCCGTTCCAAGTGTTCCATTCTCTCAAAGCCACACCCAGCAAGGATTTTAAGCGGAACGGATATGGAACAAATGCAAAAAAAAATGACCGCCCCCGGTCTTGCACACCGGAAGCGGTCAGGCGAAACAAACCCTTTTGAAGTTAATGTTTCAAACGCCTTTGAACATTATATCACATGGGGTTTAGCTTTGCCATACCCAATTTTGAAAGTTCAGGTGATATAATGCGAAATCCAAACGGGTATGGAACGGTTGCAAAGCTATCAGGCCAACGCCGCCGCCCATACATTGTGAAGAAAACCATAGGTTGGAATGACAAAGGCCATCCCATCTATGACATTATCGGCTATGCTGAAACCCGTGAAGCCGGGAACATCATGCTTGCTGAATACAACCGTGATCCTTGGGATGTTGACCGGGCCAAGATAACCCTTCAACAGCTTTTTGACCTCTGGAAAGAAAAGAAGGCCCCGAAGCTGGGAGAATCCAACCGTTCTTCCCTCTGTTCAGCGTTCAAGCATTGTTCAGCGTATGTGAACAAGCCTTATAAACAACTGCGATCCTACCAAATGCAAGAAACCATTGATGGTTGTGGGAAAGGGTATAGCACCCAAGCGGCCATCAAGAACCTGTGGGGCCACCTTGACCGGTTCGCCCTTGAAATGGATATAATAAACCGGTGCTTCTCCGAACTTCTGACTTCTGATCCAATACCGCCCACCAGCCGCCTTCCGTTCACCAACGATGAAATCAAAACGGTGTGGGAACATCAGTCTGATCCTTGGGTTGATACTGTTTTGATCTTGCTATATTCCGGGTGGCGTATCTCTGAATTTTTGAACCTGAAACCTGAAGATATAGACTTGAAGGAAGGCACGATGAAGGGCGGCACCAAAACGAAGGCCGGTAAGAACCGCATTGTTCCCATTCATCCAAAGATCAGGCCATTGATTGAACGGCGGCTTGTCGAAGGTGGCCCCCGGCTGATCAGCTACAACGGGAAGATTTGCAATCAAACCCAATACCGGATATTTTGGGCGGATATTATGAAGGCCCTGAAGATGAACCATACCCCGCACGAATGCCGCCACACCTTTGAAACCAAATTGGATAGCGCCGGAGCCAACCGGAAATGTATTGATTTGCTCATGGGTCATGTGTCCAAGGACACGGGAAACCGGGTCTATAATCACAAGACTTTGGACGAACTGAAGGCCACCGTGGAACTGATTCCATAGGGTTCAAACCGGTGAACATTTTAGGCCGCTGAACGCTGAACTATGCACACATTAGTAACAAGAAAACCCCGAACCCCTGAAAAATCAAGGGTTCGGGGTTCGTCTGTTTTTATTATACCATAAATATTTCTACTCTGCAACGCTCTGAAACGCCTGAATACTGAACATTTCAGCCCTTTGAAAGCGGGTAAAATCGGGGTTGTTAGTAACACAGTAGAAACACGCAATCAAACCGCCTGAAGGTTGTTTTTGTGAACGGCGGCGGTCACGGTTTTTCCAATGCCAATCACCACCCGATCATTGTCCACCTGAAGAACATCATAGGTGTCATAATAGGCTTTGAAAGAACCCCCGGCGTAGGTCACGGGCTTCAGCACCTTCACCTTTCCGCCTTTCACAATGGCCTTGACGGAAACCGGGGAAATATCGCCGCTGTCAACCCATCCATACACCGTGGAACCCTTACCAGAAACGGCAACACAATGATAGGGGTGGGGATTTCCGGGGGAAACAGCGGTAATTTTGGCCCGTCCTGCTTTGCAGATTTTAGCCTTACCGGTCGCATACGAAGAAGTATAATGGCGGTTGCCCACAAAGTCAACTTCCGTTCCAACAGAAAGAAGCCCACCCGTGGCCCCTGTGGTGCCGCCTGTGGGCTTTTCTGGGCTTGGGGGTGTAGTTACCCCACCCGCCCCAATAGAAGCGGCCTTGGCTGCATAATTGGGCGTTCCGAAGCCACGAATATAGCGGCCATTTACCTTCAACTTTCTGTGTCCAACCGCATCAGACATATTCCCTTCAGTCACGGTAATGGTGTTCCCGGAAATGCCGGTCACAATACCAACATGATCAGCGGCCCCGGTGTTGTCCGTGGTTGCGTAGTTTTCCCCATCCTGCCAATCATAGAAGATGTAATCCCCCAACTTGGGAACATACGCATCATTTTCAACCCAAGCGCCCAACGCCTTGAAAAGCTGGATATGCTTTTCACACCCACATTCCGTTGGAATAATGTCCGTCAGGCCGCAAGCGATAGCCACAGCGGAAGCGAAGGTGGAACACCATGCGTCAGTATATTTGACCGCATACCCACGGGCAAGGGGCTTGTGGCTGTTATACAGATCAATGATCTTCCTGTGGGAACCATCCGCTTCTTTGCATCCCACATAGCTTTCAGCGGTAGCAACTACCTTTTGACGAAGTTCTTTTTCAGTCATTTTCTGTATCTCCTTTCACCTGAAGAATGGCCCTGAACTTGGTGAAGGCTT